GTGGTGCGATTCGTCGTGGTAATGTAGTTACTAATAGCCGGGGATTCAGTCGCGGCAGATACGCTACTAATTTCGAAAGACTTGAGAAAGTAAATGAAGTTCTTGGACCTAGGACTCACGTAATTGTTTCTGATTCCGAAGAAGGATTTTGGCATAATAAAATGGGTTGGGTTCCTGAAAAAGAATTTGCTAGTAAATTTCATCCTGATGAATTTGGACCTAAAGGAACAAGTTCACTTCCAATGTCTAGTAAAAATGATGCAAAATTAGTTCATATGGATAAAGTTAAAGATATAATTGGTGAAGGTGTAACAGCACCAATGCCAACTAATCCACAATTGAATCGTAATGTACTTGCAAATATTCGTAAGGCTGTACAGACACTAAAAATTAGTGGTGTCAATCCTGCAATGGCTGCTGCTAGTCATCGTGATTTTGGTAAGTTGGTTGCAAAGAATCCGAAGGCAAAGGGCTACATGTTACTACGCAAACTAGCACCTAACAAGGCTGCGCTTATGCAGCAATTGACACAGGCTGGTGTACCAATGGGCGGTGCACTGGAAGCACACCCAAATGAATTCAATCAGGCAATACAACGAATCAAGAGATTTAGATAATGAATTTTAAGCAACTTCGTTCTAAGTTAAATGAAAGTAATACATTATCAAATGAGACTATCCCTGCGCCTATGTTAGTCCTGCGTCGGCGTGGTATTCGTATATTCCCCGATGGACGTAGAATTGCACTTTACACAAACGATAAATACAATTTGATCTTCACTGTTCCATATGGTGGTAATACACGCGGAATGGAAACACCGGTTATAGGGTATCCACAATGACAACTGATATTTTTAATAGATTGAACGAACTAGCTGAATTCAAGCTGGAAGTGAAACAAGAACGTATTAAGCGTGGACTACAGGAATGCACCAGAAAGGCTAAGGCTGCTCGTGCATATATGGTACATAAAATTCCGGTTCCAGCATTGGGTAGTTCAATAACGGCAGTACCAGTACCACAAGAAGGCATAGTAAAATGAAGTTAATAATTGAAGACATTCGTGATGTAAAGGTTCTCACCGAAGAAAAGAACGGTGTAAAGAGCCTATATATTACTGGACCGTTTTTGGTGGGTGAACAAAAGAACCGCAACGGACGCATGTATTCCAAGACAATTCTTGAGCGCGAAGCAAAGCGTTACACAGAAGAATATATCAGTAAAAACCGTGCGTTTGGAGAGCTTGGTCATCCAGATAGTCCAAGCATTAATTTAGATCGTGTTTCGCATTTGATCGTTAATCTTAAGCAAGAAGGCGCAAACTTCATTGGAAAAGCCAAGATTCTCGAAACCCCAATGGGTAAGATTGCCAAGTCATTGCTAGAAGGCGGTGCACAATTGGGCGTTTCTTCTCGTGGAATGGGTTCCCTGAAGGAAGTCAATGGCGTAAACATGGTTCAAGACGATTTCTATCTTGCTACAGCGGCAGATATAGTGGCTGATCCTTCGGCTCCGGGTGCCTTTATTTCAGGCATTATGGAAGGCAAAGAGTGGGTTTGGGACAACGGCATCGTTCGCGAGGTTGATGTTGTCCAGATGTACGATGATATAAAGAAGGCACGGTCCAAGCAAATCGAAGATATCTCTATTAGAATCTTCGAAAATTTCATGTCAAAACTTTGAAAAGACTAAATATATTAAACTGTTAAGGAGTTAACAATGAGCAAGTCCAAGTCCCTATCTGAATCTGCTGCTGAAATTCTAGCCGCTTCCCTTGGAAGCGCAGCTAAGGAACCGTCACTTGGTGGTCAGCCAGCCGTTGACCTTGGTGGTCAGACCCCATTTACTGATCCTACAGCGCATGGTGCTGTTGCTTCTGCTAATGCAAAAGAAGCCCCAAAGCCGGGACAAGCAGGCGCACCTTCTGAACCACAGCAAGACCCTAAGAAAAAGAAGAAGGAAGCTAATGAAGTTGACCACGTTGAAGCACGTCCCGGCACTACTATTGCTGATCTTGGCACCGAAAAGAATGAAGAATTCGAGACTGACGACGAAGAATTAGAATTAACTGAAGAAGAAGTCGAAGAATATTTGAATTCTCTTTCAGAAGAAGAATTGGAAGCTCTATCTGCTGAAATCGAAACTTTGGATGAAGAAGACAAAGACGAAACAGAAGAAGAAGAAGAAGAAGAAACAACCGAGACAGAAGCCGAAGAAGAAGAAGCTCCAACATTAACAGAAGAAGAAATTGCAGAAGCTCGTAAGACAGCCGTAAAGAAATTGGTGTCTGATAATATGGGTTCATGCAAGGAAGACATTGATGCACTATTCAGTGGTGAGTCATTGTCAGAAGAATTTAAGAATAAGGCAACTACAATTTTCGAAACTGCTGTACGCTCCCGCGTTGAGCAGACCACGAAGAAAATCGTAGAAGACAACGATGCGGCTGTTGCTGCAACCGTAGCAGAAATGGAAGCTCAGTTGACCGATCAGGTTGATGAGTACATGAACTACGTGGTTGAACAGTGGTTAGAAGATAATAAACTAGCTGTTGATTCCGGTCTACGTGTAGAAATTGCCGAAGATTTTATGGCTGGCTTGAAGAACCTATTCTTGGAACACTATATTGAAGTTCCAGAAGACAAGGCTGATCTAGTCGAAGAACTTGCTAAGAATGTAGCAGAGTCCGATAGTAAGCTGGAAGAACAAGTCAAAGCCAATGCAGATTTGACCAAGAGACTTAATGAGTCCATCGCCGTAGAAGTTCTACGTAAGATTTGCGACGGGCTAACAGAAGTTCAGGTCGCCAAGATTAAAACACTCGCAGAGAGTGTAGAGTTCACCACAGAGGGTGATTATTCGCAAAAGCTCGCCGTGATTCGCGAGAGTTACTTCCCTACTAAGAAAGGAAAAATTGAAAGTCCAGAAACAGTCGTTGAGACTGGTGACGGGAAGGAAGTAAATTCAACTATGGATCGCTATGTTAGCGCAATTACAAAACAAGTTCCTAAGTATTAAGAACTTGATAATCAACCTCTAACGGAGAAACAAAATGTATCTATCAGAAACTTATGCCAAGAAATGGGCACCAGTACTGGATCATCCTGAACTTGCAAAGATCACCGATCCATACAAAAGAGCCGTGACTGCTCTGGTTCTTGAGAACCAAGAAATCGCACAGCGCCTAGAAGCCGAAGCTTATGGTAACATGTTCGAAGCTGCACCAGCTAACGCGGTCGGCGGCGGTATGTCACCAGTAGTCGGTGGTGAAGGCAACATCAAGGGCTTCGATCCAATCCTAATCGGTTTGGTCCGTCGCGCACTTCCTAACCTAATGGCTTATGACGTTTGCGGCGTCCAGCCTATGACCGGTCCTACCGGACTTATCTTCGCAATGAGAGCCAAGTATGCTAATACCGCGAACAACGGTTTGACAGCAACAGAAGCTCTGTTCAACGAAGCCAACACAATGTTCTCAAGCAACACTGGAACCCACGTTCCAATGACTGCTGCGGGTTCTGCTAACATCAGTGATATCGTCATGGCGAACACTGGTCACGGTCAGACCACGGCACTTGGTGAAGACTTCGGTGGCGCACAGACCTTCCCATCAATGGGTTTCACAATCGAGCGCGTAAGCGTCGTTGCTAAGACTCGTGCATTGAAGGCTGAGTACACCCTAGAATTGGCACAGGACTTGAAGGCTATTCATGGTCTTGACGCCGAAGCTGAACTTTCGAATATTCTTTCGACAGAAATCCTAGCGGAAATCAATCGTGAAGTTATTCGTACAATCTATGCGGTAGCAAACATCGGTTATGTCGGTGCTTCTACCTCAGTGTTCAACCTTAACGCAACTGCTGACACCAGCGGTCGTTGGGCTGTTGAAAAGTTCAAGGGACTTTTGTTCGCGATTGAGCGTGCTTGCAACAAGATTGCAAAGGATACTCGTCGTGGCAAGGGTAACATGATGATCGTAAGCACCGACGTTGCATCTGCACTGTCGATGACCGGTCTACTTGACTATCAGAGTGCTTTGACAAACAACACAAACCTAGCAGTTGACGACACTGGCAATACCTTCGCAGGTACGCTATTCGGACGCCTAAAGGTCTTCGTTGATCCATATTCGGTTTCCGGTGCGGATTACGTTGTTGTTGGTTACAAGGGCGCAACCCCTTATGACGCAGGCGTGTTCTATTGCCCATATGTACCTCTACAGATGGTACGTGCTATCAATCCAGATACCTTCCAGCCAAAAATCGGTTTCAAGACCCGTTATGGTTTGGTCGGCAACCCATTCGCTGATTCCACAGATTCAGCCGGTGGTGGTGCACTAGCAGGCGCATTGACAGATCACACCAACACTTACTACCGTAAGTTCCGTGTCATCAACCTAGTCGGATAATAAAATATTCGATAAGTCGATAATAATAACAAAAGTGACGAAGGGGGGGATAGGCAACTATCCTCCCCTTTTTGTTTGCCTAAATATAGCTGATACCATATTCAGAGGTCATCATGACAGCAATTAGCCGCAATCCAGCCAACCGTGATTTACTACAATCAACCAAATATAAATTTGTATTGGCTAGAACACCAGCCATTACCTATTTCTGTCAGACGGCTAACCTTCCCGGCGTGTCTCTGTCAGAAATAGTCAGGTCTACGCCATTTATTGACCTATTCGTACCGGGCGAGAAGATGCAACACGATACTCTTAATATTACCTTTTTGCTGGATGAAGATTTAATTGGTTGGGAACAGCTATATGAATGGATTCGCGGAACGACATTTCCGCAAAGTTTCGAACAATATGCTGCTATGGCTAAAGAAGTAAATGCTTCGCCATTACGTGCCGGTGCAAAATTACCACCACCATATTCTGATGCTTCCCTGACATTGTTCACAAACAAGAATAATGAAAATATACGCATTCAATTTAAAGACGTATTTCCAACATCCATCGGTAGTGTGCAATTTTCAGCACTAGATAGCGCCGAAAACATCCTGACTTGTGATGCTACGTTCCGATTCTCTTATTATAATCTAGCACGAGTTTGATTTGACTTTAAGGTGAATTTTTGCTATACTGATTAGACCTTTCGCTAGAGATATATCATGAATGCATTTGTAACCCCACCATTAGAACAACTGATTTCCGAATGGGAAAAAGATTCTAATATCAATATAACCGATCCCGGTAAAGAAATAATTCGTATTCCCTTGCTTCACAGTAAGTATAATAAGTATTTGACTTTGTATAATCTAGCCGCTAGACGCACCGACACCGAATTAGCCAAGACACGCAAAATCAAGTGGATGTACTATAACGGCAGAATGGATCAGGCTGAATTGAATCAACGCGGTCTTGAACCATTTCAGTTCACGCTGAAATCAGATTTAAGCATATACATGGATGCTGATTCAGATGTAAGTTTGTTGGTTGACAAGAAGAATTTCCATCAGGAATGTGCATCGTTCTGCATCTATGTAATGAAAGAATTGAATAACCGTACATGGCAGTTAAAAGAACACATGGCTCATGCGCGATTCGAAGCGGGCGGGCATTAATATGCAAGAGTATAACGAAGAATTCGATACATCATTATTAACAGAAGAACAGATTGCAGAAGCTCATAGAGAAGCGGCAAATAAATGGTCTTCAATACAAATACCAGTATACGTTGGTGGTTGGAACATTGGTGGCAATTCTGGTTTGCGTTTCTATGTAACCACAAAGCCAAACTGGTTCCACAGATTCATGATGAAGCTGCTATTGGGCATAGAGTGGTTTGATATCTAATGGATAACATCGAAGCCGATTTAAGGTGGAAGGCTGAATATCTTCAGCATCGTGGCTATTATAAAAATCTGACCATGCTTCAGTTGATAGAAATGCTTCGTAAATCTGGTGAAAAACCCTATCCGTGGAAACGTGATATAAACACACCCTTAGTTGATAGTACAGAAAAAAATGACCCAAAGGGTTGACATTTCATTTGTGCAATTGGATAATATCTGGGCAAAGATAGTATGTGAACCAGCTATCGCCCAAGAACTATCCGATTTCTTCTGCTTCTCGGTTCCTTCCGCGAAATTTTCCCCACAGGTTCGTAGTGGACATTGGGATGGAAAAATCAGATTATTCTCGTTGCGTACTAATAAAATATATGCCGGATTGCTGGAATACGTCAAGGCGTTCAGCAAATTATATGATTACACGGTATCGTGGACAATGCTTAAAGGCGATATTCCATTACTAGCCAAAGACTACCACATAGACGAGTTCAATATACCATTAAAACCACACGACTACCAGTTAGCAGCATTCAGGCATTCGATTGATGAAAAACGTGCAATTATAGTCTCACCTACTGCATCTGGCAAGTCGCTGATCATATACATGATTGCTCGTTGGCTCTTGAAGTATGGTAGGAAGCGTGGCTTGTTGATCGTGCCGACAACCAACCTTGTCGAACAGATGTACACGGATTTTAAATCGTATGGATGGGACGTAGAGAAAAACTGTCAGCGTATCTATCAGGGATTCAGTAAAGCACCGTCTGCGCCATTGGTCATATCTACTTGGCAGTCAATTTATGACATGCCAGAATCTTATTTTAAGACATTCGATTTTGTCATTGGCGATGAGGCTCACCAGTTCAAAGCCAAGTCGCTTACTGCGATCATGACGAAACTGGTGAATTGTGACTTTCGTATTGGTACTACTGGTACACTGGACGGAACCAAGGTTCACAAGCTAGTACTAGAAGGCTTGTTTGGTACGGTCAAGCGAGTGGCAACCACCAAACAGCTTATTGATCGTAAGCAACTAGCTGAATTAATGATTGAGTGTTTGGTGTTGCACTATTCAGAAGAAGAATGTAGGCAGATGCGCCGTGCTGAATACAAGGACGAAATAGATTTCTTGATTGGACACGAAAGGCGTAATAGGTTTATTTCTAAACTGGCTCAATCAAGGAAGGGTAATTCATTAGTACTATATACTTATGTAGACAAGCATGGCAAGATTTTGTATGAAATGTTCAAGGAGAGGATTAAGGGCAGAAAAATCTTCTTTGTATATGGTCTAACAGAAACCGAAGAACGAGAATCAATTCGTGCTATTACTGAGAAGGAAACTGATGCTATTATAGTAGCATCCTATGGTACTTTCTCGACTGGCATAAATATAGTAAATCTACACAATATAATCTTAGCATCACCGACCAAGAGTAAGATCAGAAATCTTCAGTCCATAGGACGCGGATTGAGAGTAGGAGCCGACAAAACGGAAGTTACTCTTTTCGACCTTGCCGACGATTTGCGATATAAGTCACATGTGAATCATACGTTGAACCATTACATGGAACGTATCAAAATATACAATGATGAGCGATTTCCTTTTAAGACCCATAACATAGGATTAAGCCAATGACAAAAGTATCAGCAGCAGAAGCATCATCAATTCGCTTCATCAAACTAAAACAGGGTGAAGATATGGTAGCGTTTTTTCTCGGTGAAACCGAGACTCATATTACTGTCAGACGACCACTGGCTGTACGCATCGAAAATGATTTTTCCAGTGGCAGGCAGTTATTAGAAGTTCGCGAGTGGCTACCACCAATTCTTACAGATGTTGAAGAAGCAACGATTAATAAAGCAGATATCATGATCATCACAGCAGTACGTGAATCATTTGTCGAAGAATTTGTCAATGTCGTAAACTACTTCTACAGTGTTCGACCAAAGAAACAGGAAACTAAAGCAATCGTAGATCGTGCCGATTCAAAGAATGTATTGCCATTTTTTGGCAGGGATACCAGCAACAAACCAAACTAAGGTATATTATGGCTAGAACAAATTACATTGATAATAAATTATTTCTTAAAGAAATGGTGGCTCACAGAAAAGCTGTCAGAAAAGCAAAACGCGAAGGGTTAACCAAACCACGTATTCCTGAATATGTCGGGGAATGCTTTATGAAAATTGCTGAGAATCTTTCTCACAAACCAAACTTCCTTTCCTATACATTTCGCGAAGAAATGAAGTCTGATGCGATTGAAAATTGCGTCATGTACGCAGATAACTTTAATCCAGCCAAATCCAAGAATCCGTTTGCTTATTTCACTCAAATAGTGTATTATGCTTTCTTGAGACGTATACAACGTGAGAAGAAACAATTGTATGTCAAATACAAATCAACAGAATTGTATGGTGTGTTAGATGAATTCGACCAATTAGAATCAGAAGATGGTATGACTCGTCAATTCGAAATGTATGACAACATTGGTGAGTTTATTCAGAATTATGAAGCGGCTCGTACTCGCAAGAAATTAAAGAACAGCAAAATCAATCTAGAGAAGTTCGTCAAGGAGTAATTATATGATGTTGACAAAACAAGAAGCTATTAAATTAGGATTAAATTTTTATTTTGGTAAATCGTGTAAAACATGTTAGGTGGGCAAATATATGACAGTACAAATAATGCGATGCAAGAGTGGTAAACATGAATTGGCTATGTTGATTGATGATTGTGCGTACTGTAAGATAGAAAAATTAGAAAAACAAACTAGAGAATTGGCTGGTGCAATGGTTTGTGTGCGAGCAATGAGACGCATAAGTGACGGCTTTGCTGGCAACAAAGATATTCCATTTACTGTTGGACAAATCAACGAAATCGTTAGAGATGCATTGGAAATCTATAGCAGAACCTTGCCCGCGCCAGAAAACATTCTACCTATCGCACACCATCCTGTATAATCTATGGCTTGTGCAGGATGCGCCAAACGACGACAACAAATAGCAGATGCAATAAAAGCTGCTAATGACGCGATACTAAAACTATTGCGAGAAAAACCAAAAGAGATTAAGAAAGATGAAAGTAATAATTAAAGAAACAATGGACAAGTCTTATTATGTTGGCGCAATGGGCGACCACATAAAATGGAATCGTTTCGATGAAAGATTACCAACAAAAGATGATGCAGACCGAAGTGACCGCATCATCTGTGTTGATTCTCTTGGAAGACCGTCATTTAGATATTGGGATGGAAGCAGGCGTGGACAAGTTTGGTGGGCTGCTAATGTTAATTATGATGTTGCAACAATATTCGACAATCTTCCAATGATTCCATTAGCTTTAATGGATGATCCTGATCCTGTTAGATTCCGTGGAATAGAAATACATCTATGAAATTTTGTATATTAGGAGATACGCATTTTGGATTGCGTAATGACAGTGTTGCATTCAATGATTTAGCGCGTAAATTTTACAGCGAAACATTCATTCCCTATCTAAAAGAACACAAGATCAAGACTGTAATACAGCTAGGCGACCTGTTTGATCGTCGTAAATATATCAACTTTAATTCCTTGGCACAAGCTAAGGAGTATTTCTTTGATCCGCTTGCGGAAGCCAAGATAACTTTGTTTACTCTAATCGGAAACCACGATATATTCTATCGCAATACCTTGAAAGTGAATTCAACTTCATTAGTATTGGGTGAATACGATAACGTTCGCATCATAAGCGAACCAATAAGTGCTATTATACACGGTCTACAGGTGGATATCATTCCGTGGATATGCGAAGAAAATGAAAAGGAAATTATGGATTTCGTGGCAAATACCAGTTCCGATATCTGTTTCAGCCACCTTGAATTAAGTGGCTTCGAAATGGATCGTGGCAACTGGTGCCATGAAGGAATGGATTCTGTTAGATTTAACAGATACGAACAGGTCATATCTGGACACTTCCACCACAAGTCGCAAAAGGGAAATATTCTGTATGCTGGTGCGCCTATGGAAATGACATGGGCTGACTGGAATGATCCGAAGGGGTTTCATATATTTGACACCAAAACTCGTGAAATGAAGTTTATTCAGAATCCACATACCATCTATACCAAGATCAATTATGACGATGATGATCTGTATCTTGATGAAGTACAATCGAAGGATTTTTCTGAATACACTGGTAAGTATGTAAAGGTAATAGTAATCAAGAAAGGTAATGCTTTCTTGTTCGAAACTTTTATGGATAATTTGAATAAAGCCAATCCGATTGACGTTACTATCGTAGAAGACTTTACTGATTCAGACACGCCATTGAATGCCGAAGATATTAATCAAGCTGACGATACAATGTCAATTATAGACAAAGTGGTTGATGGATTGGAAATAGACTTGCAAAAGCCGCGACTAAAGAGTATACTAAGACAGGTATACACTGAGGCTTCGATTATAGAATGATTACTTTCAACACCATTCGTTGGAAGAATTTCTTAGCGACCGGAAATTACTTCATAGAAGTTCCGCTGAACGTTCACACCAACACATTAATTGTTGGTGAAAACGGTGCTGGTAAATCAACCATCACCGATGCTTTGACGTTTGCTTTATTTGGCAAACCATATCGTAATATCAATAAACCACAATTGGTCAATTCCATTAATGGTAAAGACTGTCTGGTTGAATTGGAATTTACTGCCGGATCGAAGCAATATCTAATACGGCGCGGAATTAAACCAAATATCTTGGAAATCTATGTCAACGGAATCTTGCTTAATCAGGATGCACGAGCCAAGGATTATCAGGATATGCTGGAACGCATGATCCTTAAGATGAACTATAAATCGTTCACGCAGATCGTGGTGCTTGGGTCAGCATCCTTTACACCATTTATGTCGTTGACGGCTGCGGATCGCCGCGAAGTAATCGAAGACCTATTGGATATCCAGATTTTCTCTAGCATGAATGTAATAGTGAAGAACAAATTACAGGCTATAAAAGATGAGATTGGCGAACTTAAAATCAGGCTGGATAACGTCAAACAAAAGATTGAGCTTCATACCAAACATATTGAGGAACTCAAGAAGAACAATCAGGAAATGATTGAATCTAAGCGTGTCGAAATTGCCAATAGTGTAACTCAGATTACAACGCTAGAAAGCGAATCAACTCAAATCCAAGAACAAATCAACACATTGATACTATCAATAGTTGACGAATCCACGCTACGGAAAAAGAATACGACACTTAATTCTTTTGAAGCCAAGATAGATACCAAACTAAGTCAGATAGAAAAAGAAGTATTGTTTTATGGGGATAATGATACTTGCCCCACCTGTAAACAAGACATTCAACCATCACATAAACAATCACGTATTCATGTGTGTAATGAGAATATAGAAAGATACCGCGAAGGTCTTAGTAAATTACTTGAAGAAAAGGATGTTGTTGTTTCTAAACTGGCAGATATAGCAAAAAACAGTCATACCATACAAACACTGAATAGATATTTATCCAATAATGCTTCGGCTATAAGCCACACGAGAAAGTACATTAACATACTTGAAACCGAAGTTAACAATCTAGATACTAGTACCGTAGTCTCTGGTGACACAGAAGAACAGTCCAAGAACCTATTCGATGAATTGACCAAATATGTTGATCGTCGTAAGGTTATTGTAGAAGATAAGCAATACTTAGATGTTGCAGCCATGTTATTGAAGGATGCCGGTATCAAGACCCGGATCATTAAGCAATACCTACCTATTATTAATAAGGTAATTAATAAATACCTAGCCAGCATGGATTTCTTTGTTAATTTCAATATGGACGAAGAATTCAAGGAGACTATTAAATCGCGGCATCGCGATGACTTTAGTTACGAGAATTTCTCTGGTGGTGAAAAGCAAAAGATTGATCTAGCCTTATTAATGACTTGGCGCACAGTTGCTCGCATAAAGAATAGCGTTAATACCAATCTATTGATTCTGGACGAAACGTTCGATTCAAGCTTGGACGTTAAGGGAACCGATGCACTCTTACAGATTTTACAAGCCATGCCAAACAATACCAATGTGTTCGTGATATCGCATAAGGATCAGTTGCACGATAAGTTTAACAATTCAATCCGGTTTGAGAAGAAACAAGGATTTTCGAGGATAATAATATGAGTGATAGAAAAATTAAGTTCGTAGATGGTAACATGGTAACGTATGAAATTATGCCGTTGGTAGATAAGTATGATCCCATCTTACGACAAAAGATGACACCAGTAGATTTCGAAACTATGTCGGGACACGAGATTGCATTTGAAGCTATGTCACTGATGGAATCGTTAAATCATTATCATGGAGTTGGATTGTCAGCTAATCAGATTGGACTTAAACATCGCATGTGTGCAGTAAGTGTAGACGATAAGGTGTGGAGTCTTATTAATCCAGTTATCATAGACAAGAGCATTACTATAATGAACCTATTGGAAGGATGCTTGTCGTTTCCGGGTTTGTTCCTGAAAATTGGTAGACCTGATTGGGTTGAAGTAGAATTCAATGCTGCTAATGGTGATAAGATGAATAAACGCTTCGAAGGATTGTTGTCCATAGTCGTGCAACATGAAATGGATCATTTGGATGGAATAGTTTATACTGATCTGGTAAGTCCGACGAAATTGGAAATGGCGCGGCGTAAGGTAAAAACCAACTTACGCAAGATAAAGCGCAATATCGCCACAATCAATGCTCTAAGTAGTTGATATCTATATTATTAGACGAATTGCCTTTTTAGGTGAATTTTGTCATAATAGTCCTATGTCAACTAATCTTTCTGTCACCAAATCCGTCCTTGCCAAGCTTCTCGCGGGCGAGAATCTTAATGTTGTGCACGATGCCAGTCTTAAGACTGCGATGTTCAATACGAAGACGCGCACATTGTATTTACCGGTCTTCGAAGTCATGGATGGTGAACTGTACGATCTACTCGTCGGTCACGAAGACGGTCACGCGCTATACACGCCGCATGACGGTTGGCACGGTGCCATTGAAGAATCAAAGCGTGATCGTGCATTCAAAGATGCACTGAACATCATTGAAGATGCGCGAATCGAAAAACTAATCAAGCGCAAGTATCCGGGTCTTGCTCGGTCTTTCTCAAGAGCATATCGTGGATTGACGGATCGCGATTTCTTTGGTGTCAAGAGACTCAAAGATTACAACAAACTCAATATTCTTGATCGAATCAACTTGTACTTCAAGTGCGGTTCGTTCATGATCATGCCGTTTTCGGATGATGAACGTTCACTCGTTCAAGAAATTTCCAATGTCGAAACTTGGGAACAGGTTGTTGATCTGGCGAAGCGCGTCTATGCTCTTGCTAAGAAGGATTCACAAGACCGCATCGAAAACATGCAGGACTTGAATAAAGAACTTCTTGAAAAGTACGTGTTTGATGATTCGGACGACGACGGTGATTCAGACGGCGACAATGATTCAGATGACGACGACGAAGACGATTCGGATGATGATGATTCGGACGACGATCAGCGAGAGACTCGCGGTGACGATGAATCAGAAGAAGATGATTCTGAGTCGGACGGCGACAGCGACGATGATTCGGATGATGATGCCGATTCAAGTTCAAGTGATTCAGATGATGAATCAGACGACGAATCAGAGGATGATTCTGCTTCGGGTGATTCGGACGATGAATCAGAAGAAGATGATGATTCTAGCAGCAAGGCTGATGATGATGGTGAGAACGACAGTGATGCCGACGAAGACGATGATTCATTAGAATCAGTCACAGATCGTACATTCCGTGAGCGTGAAAAAGAACTGATCGCGGGCGAAACTGAAGTTTTGACCCTTACCTTCCCCGAAGCGAATCTTGACAATATCATTCTTCCGGCACGACTCATTACTGATCGTTTTCAGGAAAAGCTGGTTACGGGTGGTATCGAAACTATCGTAAAAGATAACGTTGACAAGTTCAACTCTACCAACAATCGTTATATTAACATGTTGATCAAAGAGTTTGAAATGCGGAAGAATGCCAGCCAATTTGCAC